AACAACTGAAACAACTGGACGTGGTTTGTCTATCTCATTATTGTACGTAGATGAGTTTGCATATGTAAGACCTACTATTGCAACAGAGTTTTGGACATCTATTTCGCCTACATTAAGTACAGGTGGTCAAGCAATTATTACTAGTACACCGAATAGTGACGAAGACCAATTTGCGTTAATTTGGAAAGGTGCTAATAAACGCGAAGATGAGTACGGCAATGAGACTGAATTAGGTGTCAACGGATTCAAAGCATTTAAAACTATATGGAAAGCCCACCCAGAACGTGATAAAAAATGGGCAGACGAAGAACGCGGTCGCATAGGCGACGAACGATTTAGACGTGAGCATTTGTGTGAGTTTATCATTAACGACGAAACCTTAATTAATGCTACCAAATTATTTGATTTAGAAGGCATTGATCCGTTGTTTAAGCACGGACAAGTGCGTTGGTACAAAAAACCCGAACCAGGAAAAATGTACTGTATTGCCCTTGACCCCAGCTTAGGAACAGGTGGAGATCCCTCCGCTATTCAAGTATTTGAAGCAGGTAGCATTACACAAGTAGCAGAGTGGAGACACAATAAGTCTACTATTCCACAACAAATAAGAATAATGCATGAAATTATTTCTTACATTAACGATGAAATAGATGACCCACAGAGTATTTACTACACACTAGAAAACAATACATTAGGCGAAGCCGCATTAATAAGTCTTGCTGAGTTTGGAGAAGAGCAGTTTCCGGGCATGATGCTTAGTGAATCTAAAAAAGCAGGCCAAGGACGGCGTTTTAGAAAAGGGTTTACAACGACACATAAGTCTAAATTAACTGCCTGTGCCAAGATGAAAACATTAATTGAAACAAATAAACTAACAATACATAGTAAATCATTGATATCTGAGTTTAAGACATTTGTAGCACACGGAACGAGTTATGCAGGAAAACCAGGAAGTACAGATGACTTAGTAATGTCAACTGTATTAATTATTAGAATGCTACAAACACTACAAAACTATCATCCTGAATTAAGTAATAATATTAAGGACTACAACGATTCCGTGATAGAACCTATGCCATTTATACTTTTTTAAATAAATACATAAAACATTACTACGACGTATTATGCAAGAAAACACAGCACAAAAACTATTTGATCTATTATTAAGTAAAGACTTTGGTGTTAAGTTACTTGACGCTAACGGAAAATCAGTAACAGATACTACAAATGCGGATATCTTTAGTTTTGAATTCGTTAGTAACACCATAAATTACGGTACCGTTGTTATACTACTAGGCTCTGAAGGTAATTTTGAGATTTTCTTTGGTGATAATATTGGTCGTGGATTAGAGCGTGATGCCAAAAATACGTGGTATGATTTATTGTATCAGTTACGTATGTTTGCTAAGCGTAATATGATGAGTTTTTCACTTAAAAACATTAATAAGTTAAAGCATACAATGCAAGGACTTTCTGCAATTAAAGAAGGTTTATATGAGGGTTGGAATGGTACTAGTAAGTCTAGTTATAACCCACAAAGAAATAAAACACGTTTGATCGTGCGCCATAATAAACGTATAGGCGAAGGTGAACAGCGTTTCCGCAATATTAATTCTATATTTGTTGAGAATGGTGATGGAGAGCGTTTTAAGTTGCCGTTTAAAAGCATCGCAGGCGCTAGAGCAATGTCTCGACATGTATCAGAGGGCGGAACACCTTATGATGTATTTGGATTGCATATTACTGAGACAGTCAATAATGCGAACACGTTAGGAAGTTTTTTAAGGGTCAGAGCAATCAACGAAAGTGACGCTACTAGTAAAATTATAGAGACATGTAAATATCATAATAAAAAACTTAAAAAGAACATAAAACTCATGAGTGGTGTTCGTGGATATAAATCTTATATAGAATCCTGGAGTCCATCAGACATAACAGAAAATGAAGAGTTGATAGAACAAGTGCGTAACTTATTGACTCCTGAAGGTTCATCTGACACTAGAATTAATGACGTATTGCCTGTGCTTGCTAATTTAATATCTGAATATCGTACTAAAAAACCATCAATAACTACAGAGAGTAAGGATACTATGAAAGAAATAGCAATGTTTGAAAATTGGGCGCAAAATATTTCGGAAGGCACATGGGCAATACCTGATTCTCCTGAAGCAATACAAAAGCTAAAAGAGATATTAAAACATGAATTACCTGTTGGAGTTGATGCAACTAACGCTACGGAGGTTCTTTATGACCTTATAGGAGACGATGATTTATTTGATTCGTTGGGCGAGATGGCGGAAATAGATCCTACTGCTGATGCACGTACAGAAGTTGTTGCATGGTTAGGAACACATGGAATTAATTTCAAAGGCATGGAAAATATTCTACAGGACGTTGGTGTTTACGACGATGTTGAAGACGATGTTGAAGACGATGTTGAAGAATCCATCAGCGAAGTAAGTGCAATTAAATCATTAGCAGGACTATAATATAACCTAAATGCATATTCAGGTTATTCTGAAATTTTCTCATTTATTTTTCTATATATAATTACGACGTGCAAAAAACTTAAAAAAGTTTTATATGCATAAATAAAACCGCATACAAGTGTATGTGTATTCAACTCGGTCGCGAAGGCTGTGTTGATTTAGGTTAAAATGAAAAGGTAATTATACAGGAGAAAGAAAATGGCTTCATTAGCAGACATTCGTGCCCGTCTCGCGGCACAAGATCACAAAACAAACAATAATCAACAATCAGGCGGACTTACTTACCCACATTGGAAAATTGACGAGGGTTCACAAGCAATCTTACGTTTCCTTCCAGATGCAAACCAAGAGAATCCGTTCTTTTGGGCAGAACGTGCAATGATTCGTTTGCCATTCGCGGGCATTAAGGGCGGAGACGCAAAAGAAACAGTAGTACAGGTTCCATGTGTGGAAATGTATGGCGAGAACGAAGCGTGTCCAATTTTAGCGGAAGTACGTCCGTGGTTTAAAGATAAGTCTTTAGAGGATATGGGCCGTAAGTATTGGAAGAAACGTACTATGGTAATGCAGGGGTTTGTACACCAAGATCCACTTAACGAAGATAACGCGCCAGACAATCCAATTCGAAAGTTTATGATTAGTCCACAAATCTTTACAATCATTAAGGCTAGTTTAATGGATCCGGAAATGGAAGATTTACCAACCGACTACAGTAATGGTTTAGATTTTCGTATTACTAAAACAAGTAAAGGCGGATATGCAGATTACAGTACTAGTACTTGGTCACGTAAGGAATCAGCAATAACAGAACAAGAACAAACAGCAATTGAAACATTTGGTTTGAATAACTTGAACTCTTTCTTGCCACCAAAACCAAACGAGGTCGAATTAAAAATCATTCATGAAATGTTTGAAGCAAGTGTTGATGGGCAACAGTATGACGTTGAAAAATGGGGTAACTATTACCGTCCATGGGGTGTCGATAAACCAAGCAATGCAACTACTCCTGAAGTAACACCTATTGCTGATGTATCTAATGTTGGTAGTTCGCCGTTTGAAACGCCAACAGGAGCAACTGAAGTTAAAACTAATGAAGCCCCTACATCCAATGGTTCAAAAGCAGAAGATATTCTTGCACAAATTAGAGCAAGACAGAATGCATGACAAACTGGGATGAGTATCCAGTAATTGATCCACATCAGTACAAAGCAATGATTAGCGGGGAGTTTCATTTCCCTGCTAACCAACAAATAATAATAAGGGATCATTTAGGTGGATTTAAAAACGATTATTCAAATTATCTCCTTGATTCACTGAATTCTAGAAAGATAGAAAATGAAATAATCACAGAATATGTGTTTAACAATGAGGTTCTGAAAAAATATCCAAATTTAGATATAAAATTTTCCAGAGATACGAAAGTCAACATGGATTTCCGTCATTTTAATGATTACAAAATTCATCCAGAGATAAACTTTAAAAATTTTTTATGCAGTTTTAATGGGTCAAACCATGTAGGTAGACAATTACTAACTTCTATTATTGATAATTTCGGGTTATTTAATGAAAATTATACCAGTAAAAATTTCAAGTATACTGATGAGGATGTAGTCGGTCATTTATTAAATTTGGATTTGACCCAATCACAGCAACGTTTATATAGTAAGTTTTTTGTGAATGATGAAACTTTCTCAAATACTGTTTATTCATTCGGGCATGTACAATATGACCATGCATCAAATATATACAATTTGGAATATAAATTAACTGAAAGTTTTGTTCATTTGGTTAGTGAATCAATGTCAACTAGTTATTATCCGTTTGTAACTGAAAAGTTCTTATATAGTGTTGTTACGCGTGGGTTATTTGTAACTTATGGACAGGCGAGTTGGCATAACCATGTTGAAAAATATTTTGGATTTAAAAAATACAATAAAATATTTGATTATAGTTTCGATATTATAAAAAACCCAGTAGAAAGGTTAGTTAGGTTAATGGAAATGATTAGTAAATTCTCCAAATTATCTTCGTATGACTTGAATGATTTATATTTAATGGAATTGGATACAATCGAATACAATTATGATCATTATTTTAGTAAAAAATATTTAGAATTTTTGAAGGCGCATGAATAAAACGTTAATAGCTGGGTGTAGTTTTACTGATCCATTGTGGCAAAGTGATATACCTTGGAGTGTTGAGTTTAGCAAAACTCATCCATCATATATAGTTGCAAAAGCTGGAATGGGAATTAAAGGAATCACAACAGAAGCGTTGTATTTCTTGAAAAAGTTGCCATTAGTTGATACATGCATAATAGTGTTACCTACATTGTGGAGGTTGGATGTTGAAGTTAGTGTTGATATACCCGACTGCAATGCCATGGTTGATTTATTGGAAGTAGATGCATCTAATTGTATAGTTAAGCACAGTGCAGTAAGAAAATGGATTGTAAGTGGAGGATTACATTATGATCAAAAATCAAAGTATGGAAAATTATTTAAACAACTATACGAGTATCAGGATCTATTAGTTATTCTTAAAGAACATTTGCGTTCATTGAGTATTCTGATAAACTATTGTAAGAATAATAATATTAAGTATTACATTAGTGCTATATCAGATCCAAAGGAAGAGTTAGCACATTTTGATATAAAAAAAGAAGCATTTGCGTTACTAGATGAAGTTGAGTACGAGTCATGGTTTACATTTAATGGGACGTTTATAAACCGTTTTTTAGAACACGATGATCATCCAAATACAACAGAACATGTTTTGATTAGTGAATACATTATCAAACATATTATTTAAAAGGAGAAAGCAGAATGGGAAAGCCATTTGATGTAAGTAAATTTAGAAAAAGTATAACAAAATCGATTGATGGATTATCAGTTGGGTTTCATGATCCTACTGATTGGATTTCAACAGGAAATTATGCATTGAATTACCTTGTATCAGGTGATTTTAATAAAGGTATTCCGTTAGGTAAAGTAACAGTGTTTGCTGGTGAATCCGGGGCAGGCAAATCGTACTTTGCGTCTGGTAATATAGTAAAGAATGCACAGGATCAAGGTATTTTCGTTGTGCTTATTGACTCGGAGAATGCATTAGACGAAGCATGGTTACAAGCGTTAGGTGTTGATACGGACCCAAGTAAGTTATTAAAACTTAGTATGTGTATGATTGATGATGTTGCTAAAACAATTAGTACGTTTATGATTGACTACAAAGCAATGGCAGAAGAAGAACGCCCTAAAGTAGTCTTTGTCATTGACTCACTTGGTATGCTATTAACTCCAACTGACGTTAAACAGTTTGAAGCAGGTGATATGAAAGGTGACTTAGGACGTAAACCAAAGGCATTAACTTCATTAGTACGCAACACAGTCAACATGATTGGTGCCTACAACGTTGGTATTATTGCTACTAATCACACGTATGCTAGTCAGGATATGTTTGATCCAGACGATAAGATTAGCGGTGGACAAGGCTTTATTTACGCTTCGTCTATTGTAGTTGCTATGCGTAAACTTAAACTAAAAGAAGATGCAGATGGCAACAAAGTGACTGATGTTAAAGGTATTAGAGCGGCATGTAAGGTAATGAAAACACGTTATGCTAAGCCATTCGAAGCAGTACAAGTTAAGATTCCGTATGAAACTGGTATGAATCCATACAGTGGCTTAGTTGACTTGGCAGAGAAACACGGGCTACTAATAAAGCAAGGAAACCGTTTGAAATATCTTCCTAAAGGTGCAGAGGAAGGCGAAGAAATTCTTATGTTTCGTAAGGCATGGGAAAAGAATACTGATGGCGCATTAGATACTTTAATGAACGACATGAGTTCAGACGATGAAGTTATTGAATTGGTAGAAACAGCAACTATTGAAAATGTCGAAACAATGGAAATTGATGCAAGTTTGGATGAAGAATTAGTTAATGACTAAGGACGAACCGTTACAGGCGTATATACAAACTGAAATAAATAGCATATTTAATGAGGAAAATAAATGAGTATTAACATAAGCTTACATTTGGAAATTTGGGAAACTATGCAGGAACATATTAGTGATATTAAAGGTGCCGCTGATGATTTTGTAGCTGTTTTAATCGAAAACGGTATAGATGGTACAAAGATTGCGGACGCAACGACAAATAATGATATTAAAAAAGCACTTATTGATTATGATATCGATGTTGTTGTTGACGCGGAAGATGAAGATGAGTTTGGATTATTCGATGACAATAGTAACGATTATTAACTATTATGTATGCACAAGGAAAATTTCCAAAACTTTCCAATTTAGCTTGTAAGTCTAAATGGTCCTGGACGACTCTTAAATTTTTTTACGGAAGTACTACGTCGTGTCACAGATGCACAAATGAACCAATAGATGTTAACAATTTTGATAATTTTCATAATACACCAGGTAAACTGCAACAAAGAGAGTTAATGTTGCAGGATATATGGCCAGGTAACGGATGTGAGTTTTGCCGAGACGTAGAAGAAGTAGGTGGTACCAGTGATAGAATGTTTCAAAATAGTATACCTACTTTTCCAATTGAGTTAGAAAATAATAATATTACTACAATTACTACGCCAACCACAGTTGAAGTATATTTAGATAATAAATGCAATTTAGCATGTGTGTATTGTCATGCTGGGTTTAGTTCTCGCATTGCAAACGAGAATAAAAAGTTTGGTAAGTTTGAGGTTCCTGGGTTATTCCGCAATGAATTTATGCAACGTGATTCTAACTACGACCAAAATATTGCATCATTCTGGAAATGGTTAGAGAAACATTCAGATAGTGTTGAACATTTAAATATACTTGGTGGAGAACCATTTTTTCAAGATGATTTTGACGTCTGTATTGAATTCTTTCGTAATAACCCAAGTCCAAATTTAACACTAACGATCGTAAGCAACCTTGTGATAAATGCAGACCGATTTAAAGCCTACATAAATTTACTAAAAACACTAGTATCTGATAAAAAATTAAAAGGTATAGATATTACTGCTAGTATTGATTGCTGGGGAGAACAACAAGAGTTTGTTCGTTACGGAATGAAACTTGCGACATTTGAAAAGAATATGGAATATCTGCTATCACAGGATGAATGGCTTAGGGTAAATGTTAATCAAACTATTACTAGTTTAACAATCCACACCATGCCTGAACTTATTAAAAAAGTTAATGAGTGGCGTAGGCAGAAGGACGTAGGCCATTATGGTGGATTAGCAGTATTTTGTGATCATTTAAGTCCACGCATATTCGGGAATCCCAACATATGGAAATTAAAATTAGACGAAGTAATGTCGCTGTTGAAAACTTCAACATTTAACGAAAAAAATACGTTTAATCTATTCGAAGGAGTACAAAAGTTATTAAACGATAGTACAGATATAAATCAGTTAGAAGTAGAAAATTTTTATGTATACATGAATGAAATTGATAAACGACGTGGAACAAATTGGAAGTCTTTATTTCCGCATCTTACAAAAGAGAGTATAAGCAATGTGGTATAGTAAGATTACGCAAAATTTAGCAAATATACCTCCCTTTATTGAGCATTATAGTAACGAATTAATAACAGCCAAATCGGAAGTTGCTGTCCACGGTCATGTCGAAACTAATATTAAAGAATTGCCTGGTGTTACAGAGCAACGGTTTTATCAATTACAAGAGATAGAAGCAGTTCTTGAATTCCTTAATATCGAATTAAGGCGGATTCGTCGTAAACATTTTAAAAAATACTTAGAAGCATATGCAAAGGTATTAAGTAGTCGTGATGCAGAAAAATACGTAGACGGCGAAGATGAAGTAATCGATTTTGAATTGTTGATTAATGAGGTTGCGTTATTAAGAAATCGTTGGCTAGGCATCATGAAGGGGTTAGATTCTAAACAATGGCAACTAGGTTATATAGTTAAATTACGTACTGCAGGCATGGAAGATGTAGTTGTGTAATGCCAGTACAAAGACCGGTATTTACGTACATAAATGGTACTCCAATATACAACGTATGGGACAATGACTTTGATGTAGTTAGAGAAGGCAATTTTCTTCAATTATTTAAATCTCAAGTTTTGGATGAGAATGCAGTTATACACGATTTGTGTATTTTTGATTGTACGAATGAAGGAGTAGGTACCAATGACATAAAGGTGATGTTGGATGCTATTAGTACTGAATTTCCTGCGTTAGAAGTTAGAGTACTATTTAATATACCAACCACAGTAACCACAGAATACAAATACACGTGTTTCCCTGGACATATGGTCGCACACTGCAGATTTGTAAGACATGTAAACTCGCTGAATATCAATTGGGAGAATATAATAATTGACAGGTACTTTATGTCATTACAACGCAGAGCATCCATTGGACGTTTAAGATTCACCAAAAAGATATTAGATACATTTAATAAAGAACAATACATTCTTAGTTGTGGAAGTCAACCAAATGAATGGTCTAGTGAGTCACCTAATCTAAAAGAAGCAATACATCCATACAAACTTCCAATACTAATTGACGGCATGGTAGATAGTGATACTAAACAACATTTTCACACCAATGTGGATTTTTTTAAATGTTTAATTAATGTAATTACTGAAACAAGTTCACAGACTGATGATGATAGCTGGCGAGAAATATTTATAACTGAAAAAACATTTAAAGCATTTGCGTACAGGCAACTTCCTGTGTGGTTTGCTGTTCCTGGTACAGTACAAACAGTTAGGGATTTGGGGTTTGATGTCTTTGATGATATTATTGATCATAGGTATGACTTAGAAATTAATGAAGATATTCGAATGAATATGGTTATTAATATTTTGAGTAGGTTATGCAATCAATACACCATTAGTGAACTTTGTGATTTAAGACTGGGTCTGTGGAAGCGTATAAGTAATAACATGCAACATTTAAATAAATTGGAATGGGAACATGCAATTACAAAACACACCCATATGTTAGAGTTAATGAAATGAGTTTTAGTTCGGAAATAGAAAGTCACCAGCATAGTTTGGAGACGTTGGATTTATTATATAGTTATTCTGATTTCATGGAAAGTGTAGATAGTGTATGCGATATGGGCTGTGGGAAAGAAGCATTTGATATGGAATGGTGGGCGACTCAAGAGGTAGATGATGACGATGGTGCAATAGCATTGAATATTAAATGTACAGGTGTTGATGTTTTCAACACCGCACTACTCAAACATGATAACTTCGAGTATAATCAACATGACTTTGAAACGCCAATGGATAAAAAGTTTGATGTTATTTGGTGTCATGATAGCTTTCAGTATGCACTAAATCCAGTAGAGACTTTAAAGAATTGGTATCACATACTAGATGAAAGTGGCATGTTAGTAATAATCGTTCCTAGTACGACTAATTTAGAGTATAACAAATTAGCACTAGCACAGCCCAACTTTCATTATTTTAACTATACATTAGATGGGTTAATTCATATGTTAGCGGTTAGTGGATTTGATTGTGAATCAGGGTTTTTTCAGCAACACATCAATGATAAATGGATCAAACTAGTTGTTTACAAAAGTGATGTCTTGCCTATGGATCCAAAAGATACTACATGGTACGAGTTAGCAGATAAAGGATTGTTACCCGAAACCGGAGCAGACAGTATTAATAAATATGGTTTTATGAAGCGCGAAGATCTGGTTCTTAAGTGGCTTGATTATAGCAATATTTGGTACGGACAATAATATGAATATAGCATTAGTTACTGGAGGATTCGACCCAATTCACAGCGGTCATCTTGCTTATTTTAAAGAAGCACATAAAATCGGCAGACTCGTAGTTGGTGTTAACAGCGATGAATGGCTAGCACGTAAGAAGGGTCGTTCGTTCATGCCTTTGTCAGAACGTGTTGAAATACTACGTAACATCAACGGTGTAAGTGATGTAATAGTATTCGACGATAGTGACGATACTGCTTGTGATGCGATTGCAATGACAGCACGTATGTATTATGATGCAACTATACATTTTATTAACGGTGGCGACAGGACAGAAGAGAATATTCCAGAAATGAGTTGCTCAGCCGTTAATAGTTGGACAAATGTTGAGTACCATTTTGGTATTGGTGGAGAAGATAAAAAGAATTCATCGTCGTGGATATTAAAAGAATGGATGTCTCCGAGCACACAAAGAGTTTGGGGTTATTACCGGGTAATTCATGAAACAATCACACATAAAGTAAAAGAACTAACAGTGGACCCAGGAAAGAGTCTAAGTTTACAACGACACCAACACAGAAGCGAACTCTGGTTTGTTTCAGAAGGTGTTGCAACAGTGGAAGAAGGAAGTGATTCTCGTCTATTATCAAAACGCGATTATAAGTTGTACGAACAGTTGGTTATTCCTGTTGGTGGGTGGCACAGGTTAAGTAACGAAACAGATAAACCAGTTAGAATTATTGAAATACAGTACGGCGACCAGTGTATTGAAGAGGATATAGAAAGAGAAAATGATACTTAATTAAAAACCCATACGTTAATTTAAAGCGCGAAAAGTATAAATAGTATTAGTACAATTATTAGAGGAAAATATTATGGCAACAAGAAAAATTCGCTTCGTAGGTTACAATGATGAGCCAACTACAGCAACATTTGATTTTAACGGAACACAGGTCTTTAGTGGAACCATTCCTGTAACAGGAACCGAGAGTGCTCCAGGAACTTTATTCGAGTTTGACATTGATCAGGCATTGTCTGGCGATATCGCAAGTAATTTAACAGTTTCAAGTGGAGGAATTACATTCGTTACGTTATCGGCTAATCATTCAACAAGGGTTATGCCCGCAGTCATTCTTGATGGTATAGGCGGCGTTAAAGAAGATATGCCTGCAAATACTGCAGACGATGTTACTAATACATTTACTTGGTTCAATGACGGATTTGGCCACGGTGCAGTAAAAACTAACGTACAGATAGATGACGTGTCTTATGATAGATCTGACGTTTCTGGAGACGCAGGTGCAGGACATATCAATGTTATATCGGGTAGTTCAATGACGTGCAACATTACAACAGTTGCGACGCCAGTTGTAGTTGCATAAAGTTAACTACTAACCTATATAAAGAGCCAGTCTATTTGACTGGCTTTTTTATTAGTGTATAATAGACTTACATTGTTAAAACTTGTAGGGAGTATTATATGGAAAAGGGTAAAGTTAAAATTGCCAATGGGATGTATTGTGGCAAAAGGGTTATTAAACAAACATTTGATTTAGTTCGAGAATGTCGAACAACCAAAAACGGATCATTCATTACAGTTCGGCCAAATAAAAAATTTGGAAAAGGACAAAAGACTATGCGCATTAGAGTTTTGCCTAATGACGTTACGTACCTAAATAAAGAACAACGTTCAACAAGTACTGAAACAGACGAAGAAGTAATGGAACGCATTGCTGAACGTTTCGATATCTTAGATGAAATGACAAAGGCAACTATCGCCACAGACATCAGAGCAATGATTGTTTCTGGTCCACCTGGTGTCGGAAAATCATACGGTGTTGAAAAACAACTAGTAAAGGCGAGTATGTTTGACGTAATCGCTAGTATTAGTCCAAAGTACGAAGTAATTAAAGGTGCTATGACACCACTTGGATTGTATGCTACGTTATACAAGCATTCCGGTGAAGGTAATGTAATTGTATTTGACGACTGTGATATGGTACTACAAGATGATTTAAGTCTTAACTTACTTAAAGCCGCACTTGATAGTGGTAAAAAACGTAGACTATTTTGGAATTCCGATAGCCACATGTTGCGAAGAGAAGGAATTCCGGTATCGTTTGATTTTGAAGGGGCTGTAATTTTTATTACTAATTTAAAATTCAACCATGTCCGCAGTCGAAAATTACAGGATCATTTAGAAGCACTACAAAGTAGATGTCATTATTTAGACTTAACGTTGGATACGATGCGTGACAAAGTACTTCGTGTAAAACAAATTGCAAACACAGGTGAATTATTTAAAGATTATGATAAAATTGATACCGAAAAGGGACTAGAAATCATCAATTTTATGGAAGAGAATAAAGATAACTTACGTGAAATGAGTTTAAGGATGGCATTAAAGATCGCCGATCTAAGATCAATTAGTGAAGGCAGGTGGGAAGTCTTGGCAAAGAATACGTGTATGAAAAATAGTTTTTAAGAGGTTAAGTATGTGTTTATGTGTTATTCCCTATATAGCCCTCCCTAAATAAACACTACTAAGCAGATATAAACCGCTCATTGAGCGTTTGTATCAACCCCGGGTACAAAGCTTTTCCTTTTTGTTGGCTTTGTACCCACCCTATTATTAAATAAAATATAATATGAAAAAAGCAACAATTGTAGTAAGAGATGAAGTTAACTGCTCTGTTAAGGATTTAGATTTAGACACACGTAAGAAACTTGTAAGACAGTTTAAGTACGATATTCCAAGTGCTAGATTTATGCCTGCGTATAGATTGGGTCGTTGGGATGGAACTGTTTCATTTTTCAATTTAGGCGGTAGCACATATGTAAATTTGTTAGCCGAAGTTCTTCCAACATTAATTAATGCAGGATGGGATATTGAATTGGATGATCGGCGTGATTATCAGACTAACTTTGATTTAGCCGAAGTAGACGAGAATACGTTTGCATATATTAAATGGCCAGAGAAACATCCAGTAGCAGGCGATCCAATTGTGTTGCGTGATTATCAAATTACAATCGTAAATGAGTTTTTAAAGAACCCGCAATGTTTACAAGAAATTGCAACAGGCGCAGGCAAAACATTAGTAACTGCGGCGCTAAGCGAACGTGTTGAGAAGTACGGTAGAAGTATTGTCATTGTTCCTAACAAGTCATTAGTAATACAGACTGAAGAAGATTACATTAACATAGGACATGATGTTGGTGTTTACTTTGGTGATAGGAAGGAAATAGGAAAACTACATACAATCTGTACTTGGCAAAGTCTTAATACGTTAATGAAAAATACAAAAGCAGGCAAAGGGGATATTACTATTGGTGATTTCCTAGAAGGCGTTGTTTGTGTTATTGTTGATGAAGTACATAGTGCTAAAGCAGATGCACTTAAATCATTATTAACTGGTCCAATGGCAAAAATTCCATTGCGTTGGGGATTAACAGGTACAGTACCTAAAGAAGATTTTGAGTTTAAGTCGTTGCAAGTTAGTTTAGGCGAAGTTATTAATCGTGTGTCAGCAAAGGAACTTCAGGATAAAGGAGTACTTGCGAATTGTCATGTGAATGTAATGCAGATAATTGATCATGCCGAACATGCTAATTATCAAAGCGAATTGAAATATCTATTAACTAATCCAGATCGTTTAGACGTTCTGGCAAATTTAGTCGTAGATGCAAATAAGACAGGCAATACGCTAGTGCTTGTTGACCGTGTTGCATCGGGTAAAGAACTTGTTTCGCGTTTAGGAGATAATGCAGTGTTTGTTAGTGGCGCAACTAAAGGTAAAGATCGAAAAGAGCAGTACGATCAAGTTTCAGAAACTGATGATAAAATTATCGTAGCAACGTACGGTGTCGCGGCAGTAGGTATTAACATTCCAAGAATCTTTAATTTAATGCTCATTGAGCCTGGCAAATCTTTTGTTCGTGTAATCCAATCTATTGGACGTGGTGTGCGTAAAGCAGAAGATAAAGACTTTGTTCAGATCTGGGATATTACAAGTACGTGCAAGTTTGCTAAACGCCATTTAACAAAACGTAAGAAGTTCTATAAAGAAGCAAATTATCCATTTACAGTAAAAAAATTAGAATGGAAGTAATATAAATAATTAAGTTCGGAGAATACTAAAATGGTTAGTCGTGTAGTTGTTAATGGATGTAGTTACATGGAGTATTATTCAGCTGGTAACGGACACGTTTCGTTAGGGAAGGAACTAAACATACAACCAGATGACATATATAGTTTAGCCCAAACAGGGGCATCTAACCAGAGAATTATTCGAACCACACTCAATGATTGTTACAATCATTCAACGCCTACGTTATACATAATAGGTATAACATTTAATCATAGATTTGAACTTCCAGTAGTCGAAATTAACGACAATGATAGCAATGCTGACAAATATGCAAGTTTTAGTGAACAATTTACTTCGCCTAGCATGCCGTTGACCGGCGGCATTGATATGAATGATATAGAGACGTACGGTAAATTAAAATTAAAATTTGATGTTTTTAGCGAAGCAGAAGGGATTATTACATTAGTTTATTCGATTACATCAATGATTGATAGTATTTTACGACATGGACATACTGCTGTTGTATTTAACACCGCTGAAGTAACATTTGCTCGATATAAAAATAACGCAGAGCTTAATTACATGAATAATTACAAACAGATTATTGAGAATTTCCAATGGTATTCAAATGAATACCAATACACACATGGAGCTAAATTCTCTCCTGAAGATATGAAACGTGACATTGATGATATTTACAAACATATCGACATCGGAGAACATCATGTATTAAATGAGTTTTTATTAACCTATATACGCAACAATAATATAATAGTATAATTTTTACCTTTACTAGGTTAAAAGGTTAAACACACTGTGTCAAGAAATAATAATTACGTACAATACACTATATGAAAATACACACACTTGAAAACACAGCATACGATTTAAACGAACTTCCCGAAATAATAGACGACATAAGGTTCGCTGTTCTTGATAACAGTAATCCAAAGGATGTAGATTATTATTTTCTTCCTCTTATATTCCTGGAGAGTTTTACTTCCCCTGCACTTGTATTGAATATTGGTGGAAACATTCTGAAGATGCCCGTTGATTGGCATTTATTGATAGGCGAAGAAGAGACAGGTGATTTGGAGGCGATTCCTTTATCTAGTATAAATGATAGAAATTTTAAAGCATTTTCTTTTAATAGTTTAAGTAGTTATATGGTAAACTTTCTTCCTGTTGAGGTTATGGATGTATATAATGAAGTTCAGTGGTATAACCCAAGATTAAAAAACGGGCAATATCTAGCAGTTCCAATCAACAACAAAGAAAAGCCGGACGTTGTTTATTTTATTAAGGACGTGTCCCGAAATTCACAGGTTGTTGATTACGCACAAGCATGGTAACCAAAAATAAAACATACAAGTTAGATATATTTAATAAAATTTTACCTGCAGTTGATTCAAAGGATTATTCGTTATACGATAAACTAAGTGAAATTGAACGTAAATCATTTAAAGCGCCTGTTATTATGCGTTGGAGTGCTAGTGTTGACATTAATGACCACGAAGCATTACATTATTATCTAGCCAGTACAAACTATTACGCAAATAAGCATTTATTTAGTTTACATAAACATCCAAAATTACAGTGGCTCACGATTGTTGCCAGTAGTCCTAAGTTTGGGAATTTTGGTAGAAAATGGATAGGAAAGAAGAAAACTCCCCCAAACAAAGCACAAGCTGATCGGAAAAAAACGTTACGGGATATGTATCCGACATATAAGGAAGATGATATCGTCCTATTGAGTCAGCTTAATACAAAAAGGGAGTTAACACAGTATGCTAAAGACTGCGGTAAAAAATAATGTATACACGTGTAAATATTGTAACAAAAACTTCAAGCGTGAAAAAACACTATTTGTGCATATGTGTGAGAAGAAACGACGTTGGAATAACCAAAACGATAGTGATGTAAGAGTTGGGTTTGGTGCGTTTAATAAGTTCTTTGAGTACACACAAAGAACCACCAAGTTAAAACCTATGATGGATTTTATTAAAAGTCCATACTATATCGCGTTTGTAAAGTTTGGAAGATACTGCATTGATATCAAAGCAATAAACCCATCTCGTTTTGTTGAGTTTGTAATCAAAAAAAACAAAAAACTTGATTATTGGACAAGTGATAAGCTATACACTGAATATTTGTCTGAACTATTAGTGACTGAGAATTCAGTTGATGCATTAACGCGTGCAATTGAATTTAGCATAAAATGGGCAAATAAAAACAATGTAGATAGTAAGGATATCTTACGCCATGGAAATCCTAATGAAATATGCTACGCTATTGTTAATGGTAAACTTAGTTCATGGGTGCTGTTTAATTGCACAAGCGGAATAAAGTTTCTTGAAGTTATATCAAGCGAACAAACAGAAATAATATGGGATTTTATTAACCCTGAAATATGGAAGGATAAGTTTGATAAGTACCCCGACGAAACTTCGTATGTTAAAGAAATGTTAACTAATCTTGGATGGTAAATAAAAATTATGAATATTACAGTTGAAAACATTAAATGTGGTGGTTGCGCAGGCACTATTATCAAAAAACTATCAAAAGTTTTTGATACAGAAAATATTGATGTCAACATCGAACAAGGCACAATCAGTATTGACATTGACGACTCTAAAAGAGAGGAGATTGCACAGGTGTTATTAGGACTTGGTTACCCCGAAACCGATTCAGTACACGGCCTTAACTCTGTCAAAGCAAAAGCCAAATCATTTGTTTCTTGCGCTATTGGAAAAATGGATCACAAATGAACGAAAATGATACATTTTTCGATGCAGATATTGATATTGATTTTGCTGACAGAACACACATATTAAAGTTAATTAAACATGTTCCTGCTAGACAGGAGTCAAATACAGAAAGTAAACAGCATAATAGTGGGGTATATGTAACTGATATTCCTACTGATCCTATTCATAATTGCGCTAGTATAGATTATAAAGAAGCAGAACAGCGTGGCTATTTCAAAATTGATTTTTTAAACGTTAATGTGTACGAATACATTAAAGATTATGAACACTACATTGAGTTGTTAGCGACAGAACCCCCTTGGGAAAAATTACTTGATAAAAATTTCTGTAGCAAAGTTGTACATGTTGCAAATAATTATAATTTAGTTGTTCATATGAAACCCAATAGTATTGAGAGAATGGCTATGTTTTTAGCAGTGATTAGGCCTGCTAAACGGCAGTTAATAGGACAAAGTTGGGAAGAACTTTCCAAAACAGTTTGGATCAAGCCCGAGGATGGTTCGTATTATTTCAAGAAAGCACATTCATTAAGTTATGCAATGCTTGTCGCACTACACATGAATATTATTAATCAATATTTTTAATTAATGTAATCGATTTTCTTTTTGAACGTTTTTGGGCAATATTATGCAAACTTGTACACGGGCCGCTGAGTATTTGGAGAGTTTTATTATTAAATGTTCTTCTGTATGGTTTAAAAATCTCCCATTCGTCTTTAATGAATAGGTTGATTGGTATACTCCTATTAGATTCCCACCACCATGTCTCGCCTAGTTCTAAAAATAACTTTTTCTCCTCTGAATTATTTATATCACCGAAGTTGTAGATTGTTGTCAGTACGCTATCTTGATTCATAACGATTCCGATATATTCTTCGCCAGCGCAAATCACAATTGACAAGAATGGATACTTCTCTGCTATTTTCTTAAATAACTCATTTTCCATAAATAAATAGATGTATTCAACTAAGATTTATTTATATAACCAGCAACACACAGCAATGTTCTTTAACCCGAATATTACTTCTGGTGTTCACTTACCGAGGACTAACTACGTGTACTCACAAATACTAAAAGCAGTCAAAGGGGTAGATACTGTTCTAGAGTTTCAATTTCTTGATCAAGATCAAAAACCTATTAATTTAGAAAACACAACACTAACGTTTAAATTAATCAATGAAAATTCATTATTGATGAGTAAGGCATTAACTATTGTAACTCCATCGAAAGGAAAAGCAAGAGTAACGTTGACAAACAGCGACTTGTCAGCAGTCGAAACACAACGTGCAAATTATAGTATTCAGCGTGTGTTTAACTCGTTAACAGAATTAGCATATGTTGATGAACAATCAGGAACACAAGGAACAATAGATATACTACCTCAAGTATCGTAATAAGTAATAGTAAACAAACATTTAATAGGAATATAAATGGCGAAAAAAAAGAAGGCAAATGCAGGTGCCAGTATTGTATCGAAGTTGCATTTAAAATTGGCAGGAATCGAACCAATAACAGAAGCACAAGGGGCGTTTTTTAATAACTACGATGAAGGTAAATCCCAGATATTAATGGGATACCCTGGAACAGGTAAAACATTCTTAAGTTTATTTAAAGCATTTGATGAATTAATCAATGGTGGAACAGACTTAAGTCAAATTGTCATAGTACGTAGTGCTGTGCCTACTAGAGATATTGGGTTTCTACCAGGGGATCTAAACGAAAAATCACAAGTATATGAATTACCGTACAGAAAAGTATGCTCTGAATTATTTAGCAGAGATGATGCATATGAAATTCTTGTTAAACACGGCATAGTACGTTTTATGATTACGTCCTATGTGCGGGGCATTACATTAGATAACTGTATTGTTATACTAGATGAATTCCAAAATTGCACATCACATGAAGCAGATTCTGTGCTTACCAGACTTGGGAGAAATTCCAAAGCAATGTTCTGTGGTGATTTTATGCAGACCGACTTTAGCAAAGATAAAGACAAAGATGTGAAAAAATTTGTTAAAGTTCTTGAGTCGATGCCAACTTGGTTTGCTATTAATCGATTCGAAGTCGATGACATTGTAAGATCTGGAATAGTTAAGGCGTACATTCAAGCTAAATACTTGGTGCATAAAGACGGTTTCTAAGATGAAAACAAAGGCGGTCCAAATACTGTCGGCGGCACAGAAAAAGGATTCAAGGAGCAATAAATCAAAATTCAAAATATTGTATCGTTCGGATGTAGTTGGGCATTCGGTGACGAACTACTAGATCCTAATCTAGCTAGTGGATTGAATGCCAATAACCACGAAAATAACCCATATCGTTTAGAACACTGCTACACTGGCATTTTAGCAAATAATTACAACTTACATCAGGAAAATTTATCATTTCCTGGGTCTAGTTTGCAATCAATGCAATGGAATTTAATGTGGTGGTTAAAAAATCATACAGAAGAGTACATACGTAGCTCAGTACTATTAATTTCACTAACCGACGAAAGTAGAATTAGTTGGTACGATCCAAAACACAGCAGAGGAGTGGACATAAATGGTAACATGGTAGGATATGATCCACCGTGGAATAATTATGTACATGCACAATGGTTAAATGGAGCAGGAACTAATGTGGATGAAGAATGGTTTGAATTACACAAGCATTATTTAAATATGACAGCATGTGACGAGCTATACCAATTAAACTACGAAACCACAGTACGTCTTTTTGATGGTATTTGTGCCAGATACGGTATTCCTGTCGTACAGTTCAATGCTCTTGCAACTAGTAATGCTAATGTGAATACATTACACGACATTAATATAAGAAATGTTGTTAATAACAATTACAAACCACAAGGGCATCCTAACGAACAAGGGCATCAATTAATAGCAAATGTGTTAAAAACTATTATTGGTAGCTATTTGATCAATGTATAATTTGCATTAACGCGTTGGTTACATGTTGTCGTGTTATTAACTTGTACGTTACGTGGATGTCATGTCTTAGTACAAGTGGACGTTGCTTTGCGTCATCCTAAACAAAGTAGCGTAGCAATTTACATAAGTTATCCTCGATTAACTATATGAATAATTGTTAAACGCGGCGAAGCATTGCTGTAGCATAACGCCGTATGCAAAAATATTGTGTTAGTACTGAGGGTTTTTCAACCGGTTTTCTTTCCCGAATCATGCACGTTTAGCTCGAGTGTGTACGCAACGAGCTATCTAACCTATCTGTTCAATACGATCAACCTAAATTGTCTGTATATATAATTGTTAATATATAATATTATCATGCTAGATATACTCTCTTACTTGCCACCTAAACGCAAAAAATCCTCTAGTGGATGGATTTCATTTAATGCTGTTTGTTGCATACATAATAGCGAGACCTATGATAAGCGTGGACGTGGCGGCGTATTATTGGAAAACGATCATGATTGGCACTATCATTGTTTTAATTGTAATTTTACTGCAGGATTTACGTTAGGAAAACCTGTTGGAGTTAAAGCACGCAAGTTACTTGGATGGTTAGGTGTAAGCAAAGTTGACGTTGATTGGCTAAACTTAGAAAGTTTGCGTAGTAAAAGTATTAACGATATTATAGACGATCGAAACAAAACCATCACATCAACTATAAAATTCGACGAAGTTAGTTTGCCTAGCACTGCAAGATTAATTAAAGAATCTGATATACGATTTGTAGATTATTTAAACAACCGTGCAATGAAATATAATCAATATGCATTTATGATTACGCCAAGCGATAAAGCACGTAATAAAAATAGGATAATAATTCCGTACACAAATAAAGGAAAAATAGTTGGCTACACATCTAGGTTCCTAGACGGCAGAATACCAAAATACTTAAACGAACAACAGCCTGGGTATGTGTTTGGATTAGATTTACAGAAGGATAATTGGAAATTTGCTATTGTTACTGAGGGAATTTTGGATGCCATAAGTATAGATGGAATTGCTGTACTCCATAATAAAATAAGTAATAAACAAGCACAACAGTTGAAACAATTGTACCGAACTATTATTGTTGTTCCTGATCAAGATAAGGCAGGACTAAAACTAATTGATAATGCATTGGAGAACGGATTTAATGTAAGTGTTCCTAATTGGGGAGATAATATTAAAGATGTTAACGATGCGGTTATAACATATGGAAAAATAGCAACTGTGTTAAAGATATTGGAAAGTAGAAATGCAAGTAGTATTAAAATTAAATTGGCAAAAAAAGAATTAGAGAGGAAGATTGAAAGAGTACAATAAAGATATTCAGAAGTTATTTCTAGAAATGATGTTAAACGACGCACAGAGTTTTGTGCGTGTACAAAATATTTATAATGTAGACAACTTTGATCCATCCTTGCAAGAAGCCGCTACTATGATTAGCGAGCATTCAATCGATCACGGTACGTTGCCTACACTTGAACAAATTAATGCAGTAACTAATAACAATTTACAGCCAGTACCTGAATTAAATGACGGTCACTATGATTGGTTCTTGGATGAATTTGAAGGATTCACGCGTAGACAAGAACTTGAACGTGCAATTTTGGAAAGTGCAGATTTACTTGAAAAGGGAGACTTTGACCCAGTTGAAAAGCTCATTAAGGACGCAGTACAAATTAGTTTAACAAAGGATATGGGAACGGATTACTTTGCTGATCCAAAAGCAAGATTACTATCAATTAAAAATAACAATGGACAAACAAGTACAGGCTGGCCTACGCTTGATAAGAAATTGTACGGTGGATTCAATAGAGGCGAACTTCAAATATTTGCAGGTGGATCGGGTTCGGGTAAATCATTGTTTATGCAGAACCTAATGATTAACTGGGTTCAAGACGCAAAGAACTGTGTGTTTATTACATTGGAATTAAGTGAAGATTTATGTAGTATGCGAATGGACGCAATGCTGACTGATACCGCGTCTAGTAGAATTTTCAAAGATATTGATAACGTTGAAATGAAAGTTAAAATGTTGGCAAAGAAATCTGGTAAGATGCGTATTAAATATATGCCAGCACAAAGTACAGTTAACGATATTCGATCATATGTAAAGGAATTGGAGATACAGGAAAGTATTAAAGTTGACTGTATGTGCATTGACTACTTGGATTTATTAATGCCAGTTAGTACAAAGGTTAGTCCAAGTGATTTGTTTGTTAAGGACAAGTACGTATCGGAAGAAATACGTAACTTAGCAAAGGAGTTAGATATCATTATGGTAACTGCATCACAGTTAAACAGATCTGCTGTTGAGGAAATTGAATTTGATCACAGTCATATATCCGGCGGTATTTCTAAAATTAATACAGCAGATAACGTATTTGGTATTTTTACAAGTCGTGCAATGCGAGAACGTGGCAAGTACCAAATACAATTAATGAAAACTCGTTCGAGTTCTGGTGTTGGTCAAAAAGTTGAATTAGAGTTTGATTTAAACACATTGCGTATTACCGATGCAGGATTGGAACCGGATACAGATTCACCCCTGACAAGCGAAATAATGAATAAAATAAAACCAGGAGTCGCAAGCACACGTGTAGTTGATCCTGTTCAACGTATTCCAAAAGTTTCAGGTGAAGTTAAAAGTGCCAAGTTACAAAGTCTTTTGCAAAACATTAAAACGAAATAAATACAACACACGTACATTAAACAGGATATGATATGCAGAAACGGACACGAAGCATACTTGAGGAATTAGAAAATTTACATATTGCGCAGGATACAAAGCATATCATTAGAAGTCGTGCCGACAACTTAATAGAAAGCACAGGAAGATTATTAGATCTTATTTCTGATACATATACTATCGAGGAAGCGGATAATCTAACACGAAAGTTTCTTAATTCCGTTAGAACACGTGATGGCCGTAAATTTCAACGCAGTTTAAAGAAGATCAATGAAAGTAAATGAAGTTGTAATCACTGAGGTTTCCGATACTTACTTTGATACATTAAGTAATAAACTTAGTGCTATGAGCACGCGCGATGCTATTGTACGTGGAGCACAAGATTCCAGAATAGTAGACAGAGCAAAGGATTGGCTGAATAAATGGAATAGCATATTATCACAGTTAAAACACTTACCCAACCAAACAAAACTAACATCACGGTTGCAACAACTTGCATATCGCGACATGGAAATACCTCCAAACGACGTAGCAGAAAAAGCAATTCAACAACTAGTAGATTTAACCACTTCCAAGCAAACGGACACGGGCATTGCGTTAAGATACATGACAAAGTTAATGACACTTAGTTTGATACGTCCAGAAGGGGAAAAGCACCAAGTAAACTACGGTGATCATTTGCCTCCTGAAATGTTACAGGCTGGAAAAGTAGTTCCAATAAAGTTTGTAGAAGCGAACGATAGCACACACTGGGTTAAGTTTAACGGTGAATGGTTTAAGGACATTGACAGCTCATCACATCAGGTGAAATTAAATCACGAGCCTGCACATGATTCAGCAGGAAAATTAGATAGTATGCATGGAAGGAATGTTCCTATGCGTGTAGGGCAGGAAGGGTCCCGAACTTTGGAATTCCTACATAGAAGCGAAACACAAGATTGGTTTAAAGAGCATGAGTAAGTTTGAATTTTTTGGCGAACTACAAGAAGCAAGGATTTTTAAAAATCTAAATCTTGTTGATGGAACAAAAGCAGACGACTTAGCGATACTAATGCTTAATATGTTCTTTGCTTTAAACTTTATATGGCACGAGGATAGAGCAAGTGCCATTAAGTATGCACGTAATATTATGAACCAACCAGCGTTCAAAGGATTCAGAACAACACAACCTGATATGTACAACGCAATTACATTGTTATTGCACCAAGAGAAGTATGCAGACAGACTTATAACACGCTACGATATTACTATACCAGAGCTACGTATTAAACGAATACTACGTGACATGTCAATGGGCAGAGTTGATGAGGACGACTATCATCAATTGTTTTTATTACTAATGCGTACTATTAGAGGATGGACAAGTGACCACCAACGTGTTCGCAGACAACTACATCTGTACGACGAAATGACATCGTTTGACAAGATTAGAAACCTCAGATGGGCAATGCTACAAATGCGTACAGGAAAAGCAAGATACTCTGATATGTACCCTATGCTACAAAAGATTTGGAATAGATTGACGTAATGAACCTCTATAAGTTCCACTCCAGTCCAGATGAGTTAATACAAGTCGATACAGAAAAAATACTACACTCAAAAGGTGTTCGAAATAATAAAATAGTCGGGAGTTTAAACCTCAATAATACACCAATCACATCACTCCCTGATAACTTAACTGTTGGTAGGGATTTATGGCTCAGACGTACACCAATCACATCACTCCCCGATAACTTAACTGTTCCAGGGGATTTATGGCTCATAGGTACACCAATCACATCACTTCCTGATAACTTAACTGTTGGTGGGGATTTATACCTCAGTGGTACACAAGTCAAATCACTTCCTGATAACTTAACTGTCGGTAGGGGGTTAAACCTCGAAGATACACTAATCACATCACTCCCTGATAACTTAACTGTCAGTGGGAATTTAGACATCGAAGGTACAAAAATCACATCACTTCCTGATAACTTAACTGTTCCAGGGGATTTATGGCTCAGACGTACACCAATCACATCACTCCCCGATAACTTAACTGTTCAGGGGGATTTAGACATCAGAAGTACACCAAACTTAGACAAAGACAACTTACCAAGTTCATTGGTAGTTAACGGAAGGATAATAAAATGAGGACGATGAAGATGAATATGACGAAGATCCGGATAGTTATTGGTGTCGACTAATTTCTCCAATATTGCATAAATAAATGTAAGAAGCAACGGGTTGTTGATTCTACAAACAAAGAAAAAAGGAGTCTATTATGGCATCAGTAACTAAAGTACATGGTAATCATGGCGCATTTGAAGCAGTCGGACGTGACATTGCGATCACAACTATGAGCAAAACTAACATCACACAAGCAGAGTTAAACGACGTTTGTGATTTTATCATGACAACTAACACAATTACAGCAGTTGGTACATTTGAAGCAGGCGTAACTGACGTAGTTACAATCGTAACAGAAGGTCCAGCAATCGCGGCAGGTTCTAACTTCGGTGGAGTAACAGGCGTTACATCAGCGGCATTAGCTAACTACTAAGAGTTAATCTTATGTAGTGCGAACAAGCACACAAGAAAAAGCCTAGTTTTTTTACTAGGCTTTTTTTATGACTTAAATAACGTTACACTATTTGGAGATTTAATATGGGTAAGAAAAAAGAAGAACCAAAAAAACAAGTTAAGCGTTATGTATCACTTGCAGATCAAAAAGAAATAAAGAAAAAGGTAGACACTGACAAAGAGTGGGGAAGTTACGATGCAGGAATTACGAAGATTAACAGATAACATGAAAGATATTAAAACAATTTATGAAAGTCCTGATAATGGCAAAACAGTGTATGCACGTGAGTTTGGTTCTGCTATAAGCACTAGAAGACAAATTTATAAAGATAATAATTTAGATTGGCACCATTATTTAAGAAATAATGATTGGGATGTTCTTGCAGAAAAGAATCCAGCAATTAAAGAAGCTCTGGAGAAACTTAAGGTAATTGAAGTACTGTGCAATCAATAACTGTACATACATTATTTGATATTACGGAAACTGGTGTAGTACGTAGTTTTAAGATGGACAATTTACCATTTACTACAAAAAGTGGTGTAACTATATTAAGAGAACTTGAGTGGAGATTTGCTAGACAACAACAAAGCAACTTAGAAGTTCTGTTACAGGTTATGTCATTAAGAGTACAACTTTATAACATTGTTACGTACGACTCAGTTAATGAAAGTTTAAACAAACACAAGTTTGATACCAGTTTCAAAGGAAAGAATAATGTATGGAGTTTAACCTTTGCAATCGAACAAGCAGATGCGTTGAGTGATGGCGATAATCCAATTGGTGCTTTGTATAATGATTGTAACCATGTTCCTATGTTAACCAACTTAAATGAAACAATAACCGATAACTACATAGACTGCAATAAAGCAAATATATACTTTACCTTAAATTAATATGACAAAAAATTACAAACAAGTAAAACGTAAACTTAGGAAAATATCCAAAAAAGAAGAACAGAATGATAATTTAATTACTCGAAAAGGCGATACGTTCCATGTGTATGGAGAATATAGAATCATAAAGGATAAACATAAATTTAAGATATACATTAGTGAAGGAGATGAATTAATCAATACAGTGTTTAACTCTTCATCTGCGATTGCATGGTGCAATGCACACAAAGGAAATGCCTCTCCTCTGACAAAGAATATCATTGACACCGATAGGGCAATTGAGTTTTTATCAAATGACATTGCTTATACAAAAATATTAATTAGTTTAAAATCCACGCCACATGATGAGCAAAGTATATTACTCGCTAGACTAACTGAGTATGTTGATAAGCAACTTCGATTAAAATTAAACTTACATAAATACATACAACGTTCAAAACAGATTAAAAGCAAAGGATTTCTAAATGAATTTACAACAACTAGCACAACCAAAGAGTTCAACAAAGTACGCTAAAATTTTCGAATCGCAGTTTGGTGTGAATTTGGATTTAGACTTAACTTTAAAACAAGCAACCGAATATTTAAACGAAACTACAAAGGCAATTGCTGATTATAAGCAATCAACAAAGTTTCATTCTAGTCAACATGATTCTACTTATATGCAAGGTTTAATGCTTGAGCAAGCATTAACACAGAAAGTCAAAGAACTTTCTGAAGCAAATGCTGGGTCATTTGGTGGAAATAATACAAACACAGGAAAAACTATGAAACCAATTGTACCAGGCAAAATGTCAGGCGAGTACGCTAATGCCTTAAAAAAGACAGCAATGGGAGAAGAT